ACGTCGATATATATCAATACCATAAAAAACATTCAAGTGTATTGATGGATAGCGTTGGACAATACTATGATAACTTTGATACTAAATTTCCGCAAATTGCTTCCGTTATAGATCAATTACCGTATAAACAACTAAGTTTAGTAATGGCATTAGAACAAACAAGTAATGTACCGATTCATAAAGATAGAGAAGATTTTGAAATAGTCGACGATGATACAAAATTATTAGACCCAAAGCGTTATAATATACTACTTACAAAACACGAATACAAAAGTTTTTTTCTTTCTGAAAATGATAACGGTGATAAAATTTATCCTAAAATAGATAAAGGTAATCCTGTGTTTTGTTTATCACACGACAAATACTATCACGGTGCTACAATGGCTGGGCCAGGAAAGGTCATGGTAGCAATCGGTGGAATAATTGATGTGGAAAAACATAATGCGCTATTAGAACAAAGCTTTAACAAATTTGAAGATCAATCTATTATTTTTGACCAATAAGCATAAATCTTTTATACTTTTCAGTTTGCAACTCTGCTTTCCATGTAACATTAATCTTACTCATTTCTACGAAGTCTTCTAAGTCAGTAGCACATCTTATATGCTCATCTAAATCGAAATAGTCGTTACTCTGTAATACTATCATAGCCTGTTCTGGTATGTTACTTAACCAAGTTTCATACTGCTGTTGATTAATATGTTCACAACTTGTGTTGATTACTAAATGTGCATCGTACTTGTAGTTGCACATGTCAGCGGTTACTGCTTTGAATTTGCCTTCCATTTCATAACGCTTGTTTACAGTGCTTGCAATTTCTTCGCAAGTAGGATCTATATCAACACTAGTAATACTTTTAATATCCGGACGAGCATTAAAAAGAATACTTGCTAATACTCCGTTCCAGCCTCCGAATATTACTATATCTTTTAAACCTATATACCAATTGTTTAAATGATCGCTAAGCCAAACTTTACTTCGGACTTGACCTTTCCAAAAACTTTCAAGTGTTCGATATCTATCTTCGCTATTACGGATTGCATCCATCCAAAACAGTACATCTTCTATTTCAACTTTCATATTTTTACCTTAGGAATTTTTGAGTCAGCACTGCTTACACAGGTATCAGTAACACATTTAGATGGTGCCTTAAACAGCGTAAAACCGTCTTGTAGTGTGCCTAACGGTTCTTCACTACAACTATAACTCCGCTTTACTTCATTACCTCTTATAACGCATCCTTGATATCCTGCATTACAAGTCCATCCTTTAAACTTGTTAAAACCAAAGGCATTGAACCGCTCGGCTTGATCAACATTATATATGTTACCTACATCATCTTGTAATTCTACTTGGTATAAAGGAATTATTTTTTTATATCTATCTGGGATTCTTTGAGGGAATCCTGTTTGCATCTGTCCAAGTTGGCTTGGTGTATATCCATGTACCACGAAGGAGGCAGTGGGGTCGGATTGAGGTTTGAGAGTGACATTAATACCTCTGGCGGCAAATCGTTCACAGCGTTCGTAAAGCGTGTCGAACATCTCTGGAACCATGACTTGATTGATTGTAACAAATACTTCATTATCGGCTAATAAGAGACACTTATCTCCAAACTCCTGTTCATTAGCAAACTCAGCGTGGTAACTCGCTGTGATGCTTTTTCTTTGCAGTGTGTCTGTGTTAAGTATCCACTTGTTCCACCATTTCACACCTGGTGATAGATTTGTGGTCATATGAATACTTTGGTATTCGGGTGCTGTATCCCTACAGTAATGATCTATGATCTCCCCAAAGTATTTATACGCTGTAGGCTCGCCTCCGCTGAACGAAAAATGAAAATCTGTAAAACCGTTGTCTCTTGCCTGTGCCTTGATACTATCTAGTGTGTGTAAGTACAATTCTAGATCTTGGTGGTCGGGGGTACTAGATCTAGCGTATGGCCAGCAATAACTGCATGAATAATTACAAAATCTAGCCAGTATCCAAGAAACTGTGAAAAGATGGCTCTTTAGGAGTGTCTTCTGTCCAAATTGGGTAATTTTATCCCAGGGTATTGTTTGAAAATTGTTCATATAACCAATCAAAATCATTTATTCTACGCAAATCTTGCGGTGATTGTGCGTGTTTTTCTCCGTATTCTTTGCCTTCTTCGGCGCCGATCTTTGCTTCATCTCTATAAAGTGCATCTGAGATAGGATTTAGCCACGCCTCTAATCGTTCTTCAGTTTCATTATTAAGTTGGCCTTGTATAGACTTACTTGATAATTTTGCACATTCTCTAAATGCACTTTTCCAAGTGTTAAACGGATCTGTATTAAATGCAGTAATATTGCTTATTTCGTTCATTACTCGAAAATTGTCGCTAATACTTGTAGTCATATCTGCTTTACTAGTATCCATTTTAATTGTCATGCGTCTAGGAAAAAGTTTTACACCGCCGTAGCCGTACTCTAAACCATTTATAGGATTCTTACTGCGCCAAACGTGTACATGATCTAACTGATGATCTGGAACTTCATAATCAAAATTAAAGGAATCTAAAATTTGTGCATCACCGTCAACAATCCAAAACATTTTAGTAAAACATTTCTTTGCAGCAGCAATGTGTGCCTGATGTATTCCTTTTACTCCGTCAACAGGCTTAGTCATAGGAAATCGGTCTTTTAGTGCAGCATAATTTTCAGCAGCATTGGGTTCTTTATAACTTATAAAAACAATGTCATACATCAAATATCCAGTTAGCTTTGTCGTCTACCCACACATCATAATGAGGTTTTTGCATCCATAAGTTATGATACTTAACTCCCCAAGAAAACAATTGTTCTTTAGTTAATGCCGTCCAATCTATACCTGAATTAGCTCCTCGGGCTGTCCAATAAACTATTGTATGTCCGTCCATATATAATTCGTTAATCTTGGTTATATGTTCGTAGTTAGGTTTTGAGTTATGGTAGTCACTATCCTTAGTATAGCATATTGTTCCATCAATGTCAACTACATATTTCATTTTTGACTATCTCCTTTAGCAACTCTGTAATTATCTTCAACACTGTCTGGTGTACTAACCTCTACTAGTGTACCTGCTTCTAAACAAATTATTTGATGCGGTAGCAATGGAGGATTATGCCACGAATCTCCTACACGTAATTCATGTACCGCTATATCAGCTGTTCTAGTATCAATTGTACGGACTTCAAAATGTCCTGATAGTACATGCCAAGTTTCGTCCTTTTCTCGATGAAAATGCATACTAAATTTTGCACCTGTATTAAAATTTAATAACTTACCGCAATATAAGTCGTTAGTAGCAAATATTAATTCACTACCCCAACCCTTTTCTACATATCCTTTTAGTCTTTGCATATTTCTTCCAATTTCGGAGCATATACGCCTCTATGTTGTACAGAAATTTGGCTAGACTTTATTGCAAATTCTATTGCCTTTTCTTTGTTATCAGTTAACATATAATATGTAACAAAGGCTGCAAAAAAACTATCTCCTGCACCTGTTACATCGGCTATTTCTATTGGTTCTACATGATGAGTAGATGTTGTTTTACCATTTTCTATAACAAGCACATCTTTATCAGCTCGGGTTACAACTAAACTTTCTGCTTCTGATATAGCATCATTATACTCATGTTCATTTATTTTTACTATACAATTTGTAAATCTTGCAAGATCAGGTTTCTTAGTATCAATAAATATCGGAACAGTTGCATTATTAGTTATTTCTTCTATTAAATCATAAGGAACTAACCCCTTGTCATAATCTGGTATTACTATACAATCGTATACGCCAGCATACGATAACTTTACTTCTTGACTCTTAACCTTTTCATCAACTCTATAAACTTGCCTATAGGATCCTTTTTCAATATACCTATGTTTGTTTTCTACAACATAAGTTTGCAAATTAATATTTTTTACGCCCAATGCTTTAAAATTTTCTGCAACATTGTAACTCATGCCATATGCACTTTCAGTATACATAAGATCAAAAATAGGCACAGGTGCTTCTTGGCTTATACGAGTTACTTTGCCGTAATGATTTAGATCACAACAACCGTCACCTATTATTAATATATTCAATGATCTTTGTTGAAGAATATCTTGTATCTCTTTCAAAGAAAAACAATTCTTTTGCATATTCGCTTCCTATAACTCTTTTATTTACATAGTCTGATCCAACTATCATTAAATCTGGACCATATTCTTTTACAGTACTTATGAGCTCGTCGTCTGTTCCAAACAAACTAACTTCGTCAATAAATTTAATGCATTCTAGCATACGCCTGCGTATGTCTTGGTTATTAACAGGCCTATCGAAACCTTTGTTTACTTTTATTCGCTTGTCGGTATCTATTGCTACTTTTAAATAGTCGCCTTGAGATTTTGCATATTCAAATAATGCCATGTGTCCTGGATGTAGTATATCAAAAGTTCCGTTTACAAATATCTTCACGATAAAATCCATATTTTTTTGTTAGTAACTCCCATTTGCTTGATTGATCTGCCATGGAATTATTAAGTAATGTCGATGTCTTGTTATATAGATCAAGACTCTTATTTCCGTAAAAGTGTCCAAAGTATTTTTGAAAATACTTAAAATGCACCGTCGGAGACGGGTGGCCGTCCGTTTCACCTGTAATAAACGTTCTAGTCGAAGGCTCATTTGTTGTTATCCAAAAATCGTCAATACTTTCTTTAATATCTAAAAATGATTGTAATTTATTAAATTGTTCTAATCTACCCTTGTGAGTATTAAATTTATTATTATCAAAGTAAATTGCAGGATATATTTTATATGATACTTTGCATACATCTAAAAATATTTTTATAGTTTCTATTGCACTAACACTACGCCATAATGCAAATGACCAGTTATCTATTAAGTTAGCATAACATTTACTAGATTCTGGATGATTGGTGCTAGGACTAGGAAATATATCTCCAGTTCTCATTAGTTTGAAGTTGTTTTTAGATTCTTCTATTAAAGATTCTCTCCCTATACCTGTCGCTCCAATAATTATATAATCATCTTTAGTAAAATTAAATTTCTTGTGTGCTAGGATTACTTCTTTCTGTATTAAAGAATTTGAATTTCCGCCTTGGCCGCAATTATAGTACTCGTCAAAGTTTACTCCAATGAAATCAGCAACAGTGGGCCAATTCCATCCGGTATAACTGCATCCAAAAGCAAAACAACGTTTCATTAGTAAAGATTAGGGTATTCTAACATTAGATACATGCCACCCTTCTCGTATGCGTTTTTATATACATCAAATATCTGTTCGCTAGATGTAAATTCATAAAATGTTGTGTTTGGACATAACGACTTAAATTGTTCAAAATAATTACCCTTATGTTGATGTCCGGGATCTAATGGCTCATCGGCGCCTTTGCCTACTCTAATAATAACCGTAGCTGTGCTTCCTGTCATCAGTTCATACTTATCTATATGGTTAACAAGTTGATTTGTTGCACTTATTAAGAAGTCCCATCTAGGATAAATGGTAACTACTTTCATTCCGGTCATTGCCATACCTAGACTTATCCCCATTTGAACTTCTTCCATTACTGGAGTTTCTATCATTTTATCTTTGTTGACATTATCGAGTGTAGCGCTCATTGGATTACCAGGAAAAACAATTTGTTGTCCGATAAACTTTGTATCATTTTTATCACCTAAAAAGGTCATTGCCTTTGTTAGTTCTTCTTTATAACTCATTTTGATGAATTCCTTGTTTTATGTTAACATGTAGTAACGGCGAAAACGACGGTAAATTAGTAAACGGCTGTAACAAATTTCTATCTTCTATAGTTTTAATAACGTTTTCAGCCATTACATGATGGCACAACATTGATGGATGGTCATCTAAGGGCGGTTGATTAAAATAGTCATAATCGGATCTTATTGTTAATTCTTGATTACCGGGTTGATGTTCGTCCATCATGTCTGCCATACTTTGGTATTCTATTCCTTTATAAGTCAATGTCATTAACCGTTCATTCATCCAAGGATTATTTCTAATCCATTCTAAATTTTCATTTGGCCATGATAGTAACAGTGTAGGTATACCCTTATCTTCACAAGTGCGTAAAAAATGTTCTATAGGTCTTAGACTATAATCAATATACCATTTTACATAATCATCAGGTGTTTTGATATCATGTATCTTCATAAAACGTTTTAATTTAGGAATATCATTATACAATTCATTAAAAGCAATACCCGGTCCTTCAAAAGCAATACAATCCCTATGAGGTTGAGTAAGTTGCATTACTACCAAACCGATATCTTCTAAAGGAATATCTGTCCTTCCGTGTCCATCCACAAAATTAGTATCACTAAAAAAACAAGTATTCCACCACTTTAAAATACTCTGATGACTGCCGCCGTTAACTCTATCTACTATTTCTGATGTATTAAAGTAATTTGCAACCAGCCTCGGAAATCTCATTCTTGCAGCGTGTTCAATTTGTGTGTGATTTACTAGTTGGTGATCGTAGGTGTTCCACGGTTGTTCAACTATGCTAGGAAGTCCTGTATAATAATACAGACCTTGTCCCCAAGTAAAACTACATCCTGCAAATAAAATAGATTTATTTATTTTTTCGTTTTTTAGTTTTATCACTTTGTTCTCCTTTTGGCCAACTTATTTCCCAGTCATCAAATT